AACATTGGGGATGTACTTGTATGTCGGTGAGGAGCTGCAGCTCGTAGGATTGAAGAGTACGGATAACCTGCTCTTGTAGCGGTGTCGCGGTGCGGAACTGTGCTAAGGCCGCTGCGCGAAATGCTTGCATCTGAGCGTGGGAGAAATATGTTTCTGCGAGGACTGACTCGATTTTTATCAATCGAGTGTGGAGTGCCTGGTACTGCTCCCAGAGGTGGACATTGATGTTCAGGCTGCGGCATAGATGGAATGTTGGGAAGAGCGTGGAGGCAAAGAATTTGCCTGGTGCGCTGCGCTGCCAATCTGTGATTGGCGCAAGGCGGTGAAGGAGCTGCTCGATGGCGGTATCGCGCAGGGACTCGATGGAGAGCTGCAGGCGCTCGATGCGCTCTTTAGATGCGGGGACGATAGTGGTGGTGTTAACGATGCCGAAGCCGGTGGGAGTAAGGACGAGGTCGAGCGAGGGAATGGCGGTGAGAAAGGCGTGGTATGCCACGACCTTTTGAGCGTAAGGGAGAATGTCGGTAGTGAGCTCGAGCTCGTCGGACAGAAAATTTTGTTCTGCCCAGATTTCTGCTTCCTCAAGGAATGAGCAAAGCTTTTCTACAAGGGTTGGCTCGCCTTCTACGGTGGCGATAACATGGGGAATCAGCTCATGAAGCTGTTCGTCGGTAATATTGTATTTCATATAGTCTATGGATTATTCGGATTTTACTGAATGGGATTCAACAGTCACTTTCTTTGCGTCACGATTTTCATCCAGTGTTGTGAGCTGGATGAATGGACAGTCGGGATGTACTCCAGACCATTCGTTGTACTTAATTATAATATTATGTACGTTGAAAAGAAGGTCGTGGTATGGCTTCTGCAGGGCTTGGGCGATGGTGTAAAGCTCGCGCTTGTCGCTGCCAGAATTGTTAGTCTGTGTCTTACCAGGAACTGAGCCGACAAGATTAGAATGGACTCGCATCGTAAAGCAGAACATGTTGATGGCCTCGACAATATCGGTAGACCAGTCGCCTCCTTCCTTGTCGGTCTCAACCTTATTAATTACCACGTCGTGCTGCTCTTCACCGTTGGGATTAACATAGAACGTAGAGAACAGAACCTTGCCTGAATTTTCCATACCAGTAAGGAAGTTGATGATTTTCTCCTTCTCCTCCACTACCCTTTCTATCTGTTTCTTGCGGTCGGTAATACCTTCAGATTTGAAGATACCATCCCAGAAGCGATTGGCAATCTCGATGTGGTACTTGATAGGCGCAGAGTTCTTTAACTTGGCTTCCTTAGCTATACCAATGAGAGATTTGATGTTGTACCACTTACCGAGGAACAAAGAAGCAAAGTATGGTATCGGGTAAATCGTGTTATCAGGCGTAGGTATACGGCTGACGATGGCAAACTTGCGAGTAGAAGTCTTAGGCTTCTTACCTTTGTAAATCTGCATACGCTCCTTGAGGTCGGACCAAGGAGAATGTTGGTCGAGGAGTTCGATCTTCTCAACCTGGTCTTTAGAGGTGATAGACTTACGCCAGTTGGCATAGAGAATATAAGGAATAGTACCGTCTTTCTTAGGAGGTGCGAAACGACAGTAGCAGACTTCCTTGCGGAGAATGCGAACGATTCGGGAGCAGTCGCTATTGAGGATAATAACGGAAACGGCAAAAGCGAAATACTTGAAGTCCTGGCAGACACCAAGGAAATAAGAAGCGAGGTCGTTGTCCATCAGATATTCCTCCACTTCCTCTCGAACATCCTGTGTCGCATCTTTAGTGTCGTAAACCAGGCCTGAACCATAGCAGACCTCGGCATTGAACACCTGACAGGTGGAAAGTGTTTCGTCGCGCTCGAAAAGATCCATGATTTTGTAAGGCATCTGATTGTCAGCACCCCATGGCATATACTCATACCCTTCAGCTACTTTTAATGGAATGATATCAACCTGATCACGGAATACTTCTGCAGAACTGATGGTAAAGGCTGCGCTGGCGTTGAGATTAGGTATTTCCTCAACGGAATTTAATGATAGAGAATGTATTTTCATTGGCATTATTGTTTTTTGTTACAAAGATAAATTATGGTGACCGACTATGAAAAGACACAAAAAATGGCTATCTTCACAGACAGCCATCTCAATCATAAACTTTTTTCAACTTAAAGAACAGGTATAATACCTGTCTTATTAAAAATTAGCCTTCACAGGTTTGAAATCAAAAATTTAAATGGACCAGAAGGCGCTTTCACGCCTTTTCTTTCTATATTGCATGCAAAAGTACCAATAATTTGGGAATTGACCAAACTATTTAATAAAAATGTGGCCTCCTTTGCAGAAGACCACGTGAATTATTTAAGTACTTATACCATGTAGTCTACATGGCTGCGGATGATGTGACCTTCTCAGGTGACATATCCGTATTTCGATTTTCAATTGACGAAGGGATACAAAAAGTGGACTTGCGTATCCCATAATCTCTGTACCTAGGCTCTGGAACGCCGTAATGTAAAGACTATGAGACGACAAGCCCACGTATATACGTGAACCTTCGTACTCCGTCTTGTACATTAATTGAATTTTCCAGATTCAGGTACACAAGACAGAAGCGCGTCAGCTTCGTTTTCCAATAAGTAATCTGCATCTGCCTTGGCTTTTGCAGAATGATAGTGCAGGCCTTTGCCAAACATTTTTCACGCTGCAAAGATACGAAAATCTTTTGAAACAAAGATGATTTCATACAAAAATTTGTTTTTGTGAACGGTATGGCAGTCAGAGAAAGACTTCCATGCCGTTGAGCTGGAAAATGCAACATTCATGTGTGGCTCGGATTTGATTCGAGCTTAAGAGCTTGAACTTACGGATACCTCGATAGTGGTCGTACTTAATACATATGCAATTACGCCACGTCTGGACTTCACCTTTGGCAGTCCAGATCGAGATATCTACTGGGTCGGGGCGATTCAAGATGAGTCGGGCTGTGGAAATGTGGATACTATTCATATATAAAGGGGATTATAACCATTCCGTCTGGTCATTATATTCGTACGTGAACTTCAAGCGGATTGGAGTCGAGATATTGTCTGTAATTTCGGGGGTGCAGTCGGTAATGATTACTGGAGCATATGTATCACCAGCAACGCATCGAGTGATACTGCGGGAAGTAAGGAGCTGAATCAGATGCCGGGCTTCGTCGTATGTCAGCGGTGCCGTCTCCACTTCGTGTTTGACTCTCATCGTCACGTCGTAGAAACTCGTAATTCGACCTTGTACGGCTTCTGAGCGAGATATATCAGTCTTTGTAGTAGTGGCGCCAAAAAGGCAAACGGTCTCCATCAGATTAAAGTTATTCAGGAACTGGAATGTGTCGGAAGGAGCGTCGGAAGTGAAATATATATCGAATACACGGGGACTGGTACAAAAGTATACATGTAATACTGTAGCATTAAAAATGTTCTTGCTCTCCAATATAGCCTGGAAATCGGAGTAATCAGCACTAACAGACAGAATATCCTGCTTTTCTGATAGCTTGTTATTGAAATCGTAACGAAGTGACAACAGCTGGCTAGGAGCATAACTGGGATAGTAATAGATGATGCAATAGTTGGAACATTGTTCATACGCCTTGCTGAAAACATACAAGAAAAATGGACACGATCGGGACAAGAGCGCACTCTTTCGTGTGGAAAGGAAGTGCTTAGTCAAATAAACTTCAGATGTAGTGGACGACTTCAGTTCTGAGTACACGACTTTGATTTCTCCAGAAGATTTGGTGTAACTTTCCAAATCTTTAACGGAGAAAACAAAAGTAGCTATGGCCAGCCCCATCTGTTGCATAGCTGATTCAACAATTGAACGAACGTCGCGAAAATATACCTTCTGAGCATACGGATAGTAGTCGGACTTGAAAACCTCGTTATCATCGACTTTTATAGTGACCGTAACTTGCGGCGTGAGTGTTTCTATCTCTACCTCGTCAGGCAGATTTGACGTGAGGTAGATTGAATCGAATGTTGTGTTGATTAAAGTGGACATATCTTTTTTGTAGCAAAGATACTCCGCATTGTATATTGCTAAAAAGACAGCATTTCCGAATGTATAATCTATACTTGAGACGCGTTTTGGTGAACTAATGTTAATTTTGCGGGCTTATAACTCATTTTAAACAAATAATATCTATAAACAAACGTAAAATTCAAAGAAAAGATATATCTTTGCAGCAGATATAAGATTTTAATGGTTAAGGTTTATGGTTGATTAATTTAGTTTTTTAAGTAATTCTAAAAAAGGTTCGTTGTGAAACGAGCCTTTTTTGCTATTTATTTCCTTATTTACTTGTTTCATTCAGAATAAATTCTTATATTTGCAACGAACAGCAACTGCGAAACCCTTGACGGAATACCACTCTCAAGAGAGGATGACAGAAACTGTGAGGACAGGCGCTTGACGCACATCTCCAGAAAAGGAATAATTCCTATGATTCGCCACATCCTCTCTTCATGCTCACGTAAGGAGAATAAGATAATTCTTATTCTCCTTTTACTATCTATAAGATAGCCCTCACTTAAGTGAAGGCTATCAATTCCTACTGAGCTGCTGGCTGCATTGAGATAACTTTTG